TTCATCAAACGTGTTGCTACTGATCCCATTGGATTCTTATCTGAGTGGGAAACAGCTGATGAGCCTTGGCAGTTTCTAGCAGCTTGTGAGGAGTACTACCATTGTGTGGTCGTTTGTGACCGCAGTCACACTGGTTTATTTGTAGCTACCGATGCTACTTGCAGTGGTCTACAGATCCTTGCAGGATTAGCTCGTGATAAGTCTACAGCACAGCTTGTGAACGTCCTGCCTGGCGATAAGCCGCAGGATGCATACAAGGTCATTGCGGAAGCTGCTAAGCCTCACATTCCTGAACATCTACAGCCGTACATGGACAGGAAAGCGACCAAAAGGACCGTCATGACTGTTCCTTACAATGCTAAACCTTTCAGCAATAGGCAGTATATTCGTGATGCCTTTATTGATAGAGGTTTAACTTGGAGCAAAGTTGACAAGGATGGTAAACCTACTGTTCTTGATAACACTCTAAAGTTTGAACTCCGAGAGGGTACAGGCGTTAGCTTCAGTAATGAAGATCTTAAACTGACTGTTAAAGCAGTGCGAGATGCTATGCACCACATTGTCCCTGGTCCTATGGCTGTTATGTCATGGATTGAAGACGAAGTAGCCAAAGCAATTGACCGTGGTGAGACAGAGCTTACGTGGACTACACCATCTGGCTTTGTCGTTACTCAAAAACTTATGAAGAAAGAGATTGTAACAGTTAAGTTACAGCTTCTTGGCCGTTGTGAGTTAGAAGTGGCGACACAAGACTCAGACAAAGTAGACAAACAGCACCACAAGAACGCAACAGCGCCCAATCTAATCCACTCTCTTGACGCTAGCTTGCTTCACCTTGCTGCTCTACGCTTCTCTGCACCGATTGCTCTTATCCACGACTCCGTGTTGTGTCGTGCTACAGACATGTCGATGCTCAGTTCCATTGTGCGTGAAACATACATGCACCTGTTTGCCGAGCATGATTACCTTAGAGACTTCGCTCAACAGATAGGAGCGGAGACTGAACCACCGATCATCGGAGATCTCGAACCCGAGTCCGTGATTGAATCCACTTACTTCTTTTGTTAATGACCCGCACCATCCACAAAACTGAACAGCCTGTTGTCCTTGAGGGCTACCAAGCTGTACTGAAGCCAAGCAAGTTTGGCTATTCGTTGTCTGCCCTTGTCGGTCCTGAGATTGTTGAAGCACTCGAAGAAGACCGCGCTGAGTCCCTGAAGTGGGCAGAAACTAAACTGAAGAACCCGAAGCGTTCTACCCTGAAGCCTGAGCCTTGGGAAGAAGTTACTGAGGGTCAATACAAGATTAAATTCTCCTGGAATGAAGACAGCAAACCTCCCGTTGTTGATACTGAGGGTACTCACATCACCGACGAGTCTATTCCTATGTACTCTGGCAGTCGTGTGAAGCTTGCCTTCTACCAGAAGCCCTACATCCTCAAGGATGGTGTCACCTATGGCACGTCCCTCAAGCTTGTGGGTGTGCAACTTGTGGCACTGAACAACAGCGCTGCTATTGACACTGGAGACATGGCTGCTGAGGATGTGGCTGCCTTGTTTGGCACCACTGCTGGCTTCAAAGCATCCGAACCTAACATCACTACCACCGATTCCACCGACGACGACTTCTAATGGTTACTTTTGATTGCGCTAAAAACGAAGAGCTTGGACTCTACGAAGGCACCCTGTGTGTCAAACTTCCTGAGATTAGTGTCACCCGCTATAAGGCGGATCGCAGTGATTTCAAGTATGAGATGCGTCGTGCGGTCTCCGAGATCGTCGAAGAGATCATCGAAAAACAACTGAACGACTGATGTACCGTTCAGGCTTGGAGGGTAAGGTCGCTGACCTTCTCTCCGGCTTGAAAGTTCCTTATGAATACGAAACCACTAAACTCGCATACGTTCTCGAATGCAACTACATCCCCGACTTTCTTTTACCGAATGGTGTTTATCTAGAGGTGAAGGGAAGACTGACGAGCGAAGATCGTCGCAAGATGAAAGCAGTAAAGAAGAGCAATCCCGACTTAGATATTCGGTTCGTCTTTCAAGCACCCTTTAACAAGATCTACAAAGGATCTAAAACCACCTATGCCAAGTGGGCAGAGAAATCTGGTTTCCCTTGGTGTTCCTATCAATCCATCCCAATCGAATGGCTTACCTGACATTGTATGAGATCAATGAAAATCTCAACGACCGCTTCCCAAAAACAATGGATAAGTGGTACAGCATTTTATACGCTGCAATGAGATTTGTTGAGGAAAATATTGTAGAGCGATCATACAAGTTTACTCGATACTTAGAGGATAACCATGAAGACAAGTTAAATCTTGTGTATTTTTTCGAAGATCTTGATGATGCCTTAGGCGGTATTTGGTTAAGAATACAAAGCTGGGTTGATAACAATATTGGCCTACCATACTGTCCCTGGGAAGACCAGATTGAAGAATATGGGGAACCTTATCACTCAAGATTCTGAATTCATAAGACATGAGCCTTGTATTAGCTGTGGATCATCAGATGCTAACTCGCTGTACTCTGATGGTCACAGCTTCTGTTTCTCATGCAATACGTACACACACGGAGACGAAGCTGTTGAACACATTCATCAAATGACCACCGCAGTCACGATGCGCGGATCAGCTGAACGGCTGCAAAAGCGTCGCATCTCAGAAAAGGTTTGCAAGCAGTACCACATCCATAAGGACGGTCAGTTACTGCGCTTCTACTATTTCAGTGAGTCTGGAGTATTAGAGGGATGCAAAGTAAAAACTAAAGACAAACTATTCACCTACGAAGGCAATGTTCCAGGCACACTTTTTGGGCAACATTTGTTTCCCGCCACTGGAAAACGAGTCGTCATTACAGAAGGCGAACTCGATGCGGCTAGTTGTCAGGAAGCTATGCCGGGGTGGCCGATGGTATCTCTACCTAGCGGTGCCGCTTCGGCAAAAAAGTCGATTCAACGGGCTATCCCCTGGCTCCAGGGTTATGAGGAGATTGTCCTGTTCTTCGACAATGACGAGGCTGGCCGTAAGGCGGCGGAGGAAGCAGCAAGCGTACTCCCACCTGGCAAGACGAAGATTGCACGACTGGAAGTACATAAGGACGCTTCAGATGCGCTTCAGGCACACGACGAACAGCTAGTCCGAGAGGCTATCTGGAATGCCGTACCGTACCGTCCTGATGGTATTGTCGATGGCAAGTCCCTGCTTGAACTAGTAACAACCCCATCACCTCCTGCTGATCATGATTACCCCTTTCAGGGATTACAACACAAATTGCACGGGATCAGGTATGGAGAGCTTGTCACAATTACTGCAGGCTCTGGCATCGGAAAATCCTCCTTCTGTCGTGAACTTGCAACTCACCTTCTTAACCAAGGCGAACGGGTCGGTTACCTGGCACTTGAAGAATCCAACCGCCGTACTGCTCTCGGACTGATGTCCGCTGCTGTAGGCAAGTCCCTACACATTGGTGAGCACGATCGAGAGACGTTGACTAAAGCTTACGATGACACCCTTGCTAATTGGAATCTTTTTCTGTTTGACGGCTTTGGTTCTTTTGATCCTGACCTCATCTATAACCGAATAGAGTATCTCGCTACAGGTCTTGACGCGAGAGTTATTTTCCTTGATCACCTGTCTATCCTGCTTTCAGGTTTAGAAGGTGACGAACGTCGAATGATCGACACAACCATGACCAAACTGCGATCTCTTGTTGAACGAACAGGAATCGCAATGTTCCTCGTCTCCCACCTCAGGCGAACATCTACTGACACTAACCACGAGGAAGGAGCACGTGTTACACTTGGACAGTTGCGTGGAAGCGCAGCAATTGCACAACTCTCTGACGGAGTTATTGCACTCGAACGCGATCAACAGGCCACAGCTGGAGGAAGTAGTACGACAGTGCGAGTCCTTAAGAATCGCTATTCTGGCGAAGTTGGCGTCGCGTGTAATCTAGATTACGATCTATCCACCTGTAAATTCAATGAAACTAAACCCGAACCAGAGTTCGATGCAACCACAGATTTCTGAATCCGAGATTGAGCACCCTTGGTTGCCTCATCCTCCCAACCCTCCTACCCCTGAAGCAGTTGCTAAGGC